AGATGAGCGTTGAGCAGCAGATCGAAGACATGTTCGACTGCCAGCAGCAGGTGATTCGCTGGGCTAAGTCACGAAGAGCAATTAGAGGAGATCACGATGATCAGGGTTGATTACGTCCTGAAAGACGGCCAACGCGGTATATGGGATGAGCAAGCACCAACCGGCGTTGACCTCACCGCCTACTACACTGGCGAGTTAGCTTATATCAATAAGCAACTGGATGGCGAGCTGAAGCGGCTAGTCTTCGTCACCATCACGGAAACCGATACCGGGACGTTGGACTTCGCGAAGTGAGCGTAGAACAAACCATCGAAGACATGTTCGACTGCCAGCAGCAGGTGATCGCCAAGGTCTCGCTGCGCGGCTACCGATTCCAGTCGGTGGACACCGTGCGTCGCATCGGGGTCGGTTACCGTAACGGTAAATGGCACAAAGGTGAAAGCGTCTATTGTCGGCTGTACGAGCTGATCGACCCCGACGGGAAGACATGGGGCAACTTCGAGGACGTCTACAGCGCCGCCCTTGCCGCTGAGCGCTTGATGGTGGAGCGTGGGGAGATCGCGCCGTTCGAATACGAAGCCGGGCAGCTCGCACGGCGCTACATTGAGCCCGATGCGTTCAAACTCAAACCAGAGAACGAGCAGTGATTGCATGGATCAAATCCATGCAACGGACGGTAGGACGATATTCCCTCCGGCTAACTGTTCTGGTTCGATTAACTCGAAATTAGCAAACTGCCACATTTTCCCGACTGCTCGCATTCTCGTGTAGGCGCATCGGGCCAGCCGGTACTATATCTCCACGCGGGGGCCAGCGACCACCACAGAACAACAACAATGCCGGGTCGGATTTTTCCGCATCGGCAAGAACGGCTGCGCGTCTATCGTCTGCTGCTGGGGCTTGCCGGAACTGTCAGCGAGGTCATCTACGGGCACAGAGAACTGGGCTCGTCGCTTGATGGTCTCTTCGTCGCTATCGCCGTTGCGCTCGGCCATGCCGAGAACAAGCCGATGGGCGTCAGCAAGCTCGCACACTATCTCGGCATGTCACGCCAGACAGTTTCCCGACGCCTCGACGAGCTGATCAAGCTCGGTGTCGTGGAGCGCAAGGGCTCAGTCTATTACATCTCACCACGACGATACGAGCGCATCGAGCACCTGATGCAGGCGAACAAGCTGATCATCCAGGCGTGCCGTGATGTGCCCGGCAACAGCGAACAGAGCGCAAGCGCAGTTGAGCGCACGGAAGCTGCTCCGAGCGTAGTGCCCAAAATGGACACTGACGTCTTCTGATTTGCCCAAATTGGGCAGTCGCAACGTTGCGTTGCTAACCTTCTCTTATGCACTCTCAGCTCATGGGGCGCCCCGACGCGGCGGCGATGCGCCGCGATTTTTCGCGCCGCGCCGAACCAACGAACTGAGGAGTTGCGTATGATGACAGGAGCGACTGCAACAGCAGCGCCGGCGTCGACGCCGGCGACCAACAAGCTGACGCTCGATAGCCTGATGCAGAAGGCGACAGAGCTTGGAGAACAGGCCGGCAAGGGTCGGGACACGCAGATCAAGTTTCTGCTGTCCTGCTGTGAAGGTGGCTACCACAACGCCATCGACCTGATTGCGAACAAGCACGGCGGTGACGTCGATGACGCCACCCGCCTCGCCGAGGCCTATGTGAAGGCGCAAGGCACGGCAACTGTGTTCGATGCGAAGGCGCCCAATCAGCGCAAGCTGATCAGCACCTTGCGCACATCGATCAAGCTCGGCCAGTGGCCGAAGGGTGGCGTGGGCGAGCCGCTTGCGACCGTCAACAACCTGATGGCGCACAGGCAGAAGCTGCGCAAGGACCCCACGATCTGCAAGAAGCTCGACGACGCGGCGAACGTGTTCCTCAAATATGCGAGGGCACAGCTCAAGCGCGACACGCTGATCGAGGGCCAGGAGCTGAACGACTTCTGCATGAAGAAGGACCGCGACCTGCCGACCGCCACCGAGGTCGTCGAGGGTCTGCGCAACAATCTGCAGAAGCTGGTCAACGGCCAGGCCGCGCAGAACACAGCGCAGGACAACTCGCCGGAAGTGCGGGCGGCGTTGAGCGCGCTGACGAAGCGCCTCACCGACATCGCCAAGCAGAAAGGCGGCAAGACGCCATGAAGAAGCTGATCCACTTCGAGGACAAACGCTCGTGCCTGTGCTGCGACAATCCGCAGTGCAATTACGAAGCGCCGCCCGGCAAGTACACATGGGGACGGCACCTGATCGGCACGCCGTGCCCTCAGTGCGGTGAGAGCCTGCTGACCCCGCGAGACTATCGGGACAGCGCGCGCATGATCTGGACTATCAACTGGATCAATCGCTGGTTCGGCTGGCTGGGCACTGAGTACCCCAAGGACGGGTACGACGTCAGCATCCGCCATCACGACGGCCAAGTGATCGTCCGACAGGAGCGCGCGGAGTGAAGTTCTTTACCGCCGCGGTAATCGTCGCGGCCCTCGCCTATGCGATGGCGTTCTTCCGTGTCGAGGGCAGCGGCATCGTCTGCATGGTCTCGGCTGTGTTGTTCACGCTGTCGTCGGCCAGTTAGCTCGAAGCGCAAGCGTAGAGCGAGGCAAAAGTTAAGCCGGACCCTTCCCCAGCCCCTGGGGTCCGGCACCGGTGGGAGAGTGTCCCCCTGCACTCTCCCACCAAGAATTCCAATTGCGCAGCACGGCCGATCCGTAGCTGCGCCGGGGTGACGAGCGGTCCTCCTCAGCGCTGCGTCACCCCGCCCCCTTCAATTGAGGAAGAGAAGGAGACGACATGAATCAACGAATGGACGCTGACGACCTGGAGCCGGTGATCATCATGGCCAAGCCGGTCGATCCGGTCGAGCGCAAAGGCGGCATGCGCCTTAACGCGCAGATGAAGGACGAAGTCGTCAAAAAGGCGATGGAGCATGGCTTCGCGAAACGCCACAAGGAATTGCTGAAGGAGGAGCAGGCACTCACCAAGGCGTTCTGGCTCAAGAACTTCGGTCCTGCAAAACTTAAGCACGCCCGCGCTCTTGGTGAGCCGTTCGTGATGGAGAGCAAGGATCATTACGGCAAGGCTGTGCCCGACGGCTTTCGCATGCAGTGGTGCGTGGGTGGCCAGTACCTGACGATGTATACGCAGATGCCGGTCCCCACCGGCCACATCGGGAACGGCAACAAGCACTTTCGCGTCACCGATCAGACTTTGATCGATCGGTGCCGCGCGTGGCAAGCGGCGACCGATAAGCTCCGCGAGGAAGAGAGCAAGGCCCAGGGCACGCTGATGGGCATGCTCCTGCGCATCACTACGTATCCATCGCTGGAGAAGAACTGGCCGCAGGGCGTGAAGTTCTACAGCCATCTGCCCAAGGCCTATCCGTTCCGTCATCAGGTGCCGGCCGTGCAGATCGATGAACTCAACGCTGCGCTGGGTATCGGATAACAGCAAGGTGCAAGGGTGTCGGGGTGCTGCCTCATGGGGGCGCCCCGACGCGCCGATGGTCGCGGCGTAATGCGCCGCCTGATGAGCCTTCTCTCAAGGCGAAACCATCAGCAAGAGTTCAACTAGAGGAGATAAAATGAACCTTCTACAAGCTATGAACGAGACCCGCGAGCTGTTCGAAACGGGGCAAGCCGTGCTCTGGTCGTCCGGTTCGGGCTACGGCAAGAGCCAGGGTGCCGTGCAGCTCTACAGCAAGATCAAGGACGAAGGCGCAGCCCGTGGCGAGAGCTGGGGCCTCGGCATCATCTTCGCCGCGACGCAGACCCCGCCGGACCTGATCGGGTATCAGTTCAAGGGCGAGCGTCAGTTCGAGACCATCGATCCGCAGTCCGGTGAGCGCATGATGAAGCCCGTCACCATCACCGACCCGAGCATTCCGCTCTGGATGCTGTCGACCGAGGGCAAGCCGGCGTTCATGTACGACAAATTCTTCCTGATCATCGACGAGTACGGTCAGGGCGAAGCCGACGTGAAGCGAGCGGTGGCTGAGATCTTCCTCAACGGTGGCACCGCTCCTTGGTATCTGCCCCATGGCTCGGTCCGTCTTGGACTGACGAACGAAGGTGCGCGCTACGGCGTGTCGAAAGACTTCGACTTCTGCATCGCGCGACGGACCCGCATCGAGATTCACCCCGACGTCGACGCGTGGCTGCAATATGCTGACAAGCCCTACATCCACCAGGGCAAGCAGTATCAGGTCATGCCGGTGACGAAGGCGTGGGCTGCGGCCAACCCGACCGTGCTGTTCGAGAAGGAGCCCGAGCAGCAGGGTCCATGGTGCAATCCGCGGCAGCTCTACGCTGCGGATCGGTACCTGCAGGCGAAGTTCGCACGGACCGGCTCGCAGGAAGTGGACGGACAGATGACCGAGGTGCTCGCCGGCACGATCGGCATGCCCGCAACCACCTCCTACGCCAGCCACATGGCGTTCCGCCTGCAGCTGCCGAGCTATGACGACGTGGTGAAGGACCCGGCCGGCACCGAGGTGCCCAACCGCGCCGACCTGCAGATGCTCATGGCCTACGAGCTGGCCGGCTTCTCCAAGGCCCAGGATCTCGCCTCGCTGATCCAGTACATCAACCGCCTGCCGAAAGACATGGGCGTCACCTATATCAGCGCCCTGCTCCGTCGCGAATACAAAGGCATGATCAACACGCCGCCGATGCAGGCGTGGATCAACAAGAACGCCAGCTTGGTGAGCATCATCGCCAGCCTGTCGAACTAATCCCCCGCGGGGATAGGAGCGGTCTTGCTGCATAGGCTCACGGCTTGCCGTGTATTGTGGCGACGCTCCGCGCCGGGAGAACAGCATGTAATTCGTGCAAGCGTCTTGCAAACTCCCGGCGTTACCGCGGCGGTAACGCGAGCGCGAAGCGAGCAACCAATAAGCAGGGGTTAACGATAGTGTCGATCATCAAAGGCGACAAGTTCATGGGCTTCAAGTTCGACACTATCGCCAACTCCAACGTGTTGGACCAGATCATCGACTGGAAGATTCGATCGCCGAGGCATCTGAGGAACCACACCAAGCTCTCGGCCATAACCAGAGGAGAACACATGCAGCGTCAGTTCACCGTCGAGCTTCGCGTCGACTATGCGGACAACGACAAGAACGAAACCATGCGCACCGCGCTCCAGCATGCCGCCCGGCACGTCTACGCGACCGCGGTGCTGCTGAGCGATGGCGTCAAGCCGCAGGTCGCGGTGTTCAGCGATGATTTCTTCTCCGGGCACGAGGAGATCAAGCTGCTGGAAGACACCATCCAGCACGGCATCGACGCTACCAACATGCAGGATGCCACCGATCAGGTGTCGGGCGAGCTGATGTCCGCGATGAAGGATATAGGCTGATGGCGGTTTATGGCCCGGGCCAAGTCATCGGGGCACCAGTAAGCCCGGCCGCCCCGCCGAACGAGGCCGAGCGGGTCAACAACAAGCCCAGTGACCAGCGCTTCCGCTCGTTTGCGGAGCGTTACCTGGTCGAGCGCTGCCGGCTGTGGCCGGCGGACGCCGACACCGCTCAGATGGCGTGGGACACGATCGCCCAGGCCAAGACGATCTACAAGATGATCCTGGAACAAGGTCGCAACGTGAAGGAGTGACGCGTGCCGTACAAGGACAGAGCGAAGCACCGAGAGTTACAGCGCCGTCTGCGCCAACGATGCGTGGACTATCTCGGCGGTCGCTGTGTTGTGTGCGGTACAAGGGAAACCCTTCACTTTCACCACAAAGACCCGGCTACCAAAGTCACGTCCATTGCGAAGCTACAGTGCTCTGCGTGGGACGTGGTGAAGCCGGAGCTAGACAAATGTGAATTACGCTGCGAACCGCACCACAGAGAAGTTCATAGGCCCCGATGCGGCACGATCGGCGGCTACGTCGCAAAATGTCGCTGCGTCGCCTGCAAAGTGGCGTGGCGGGACTACCATCGCAACCTACGAAAGAGGAGAGCAAATGGCTGACGAAGAGCTTAACCCCGAGAAGCTGACCCCCTGCGGTCTCACCCCGCAACAAGAGCGCGAATGGGCAGATACAATGTCGCTCATGGCGTGGACGTGTCCTGGTTTTAGGCATGTGTTTTATAAGCTCCTGACCAACCACGGCGGCAAGTACGCTTGCGTGCCGACGAAGCGCGTGCCGGTCGCAGCAACCGATGCCCGCAACATCCTGATCAACCCCGACACGTTCTTCAAATACCCGCTGCAGGAGCGCGTGTTCATCGTCGGGCACGAGATCGTGCATAACGTCTACATGGACGTCCCGTTCCTGCATCGCTGCGCGCAGTCGCAGACGGTGCCGATGAATGACGGCACCACGAAGCCGTTCAACGCAACGGTGATGCAGCGCGCGATGGACTACCGCATCAACGCGTTGCTGCGCGATAGCCGCATCGGCAAGCCACCGAAGGACTGCTGTCTCGACGACAAGATCGCGGAGGCGAACGACGGCATCGCCGACGTCTACAAGAAGCTCTACGAGGACTATGAGCAGAACGGCAACATGCCCGGCGGTGGCTTCGACGTGGTGCTCGCGCCCAATGCCT